AGCCAATGGACAGAATGATAGAACCGCTCCTGCCCTTCCATTTCACGGGTTCAAAATATCGAAAGCCAGTGAGAACACAAAAAACAAAGCCTTGTTTGTAAGTGGCAATCACGCCAACGAGCCTATGGGAAGGTTTGCATTAGAAGGCGCAATCGACTGGTTACTTGGTGGTTCTGCAAATGCAGAGGCATTGCTTGACTGGTTTGACTTTTATGTGTACCCGTGTGTATCCCCACAAGGCGTGTGGGGAGGTCATCATCGAGCGTGCGCCCAAACACCCGCAGTAAACCACAATAGACAATGGAACACGACAGGGACAGTGGAATGCGTTGATGCATTTAAGGTAGCATTTGCAGCGGATATAAGTTCCGCAGTTGACGCAGCGATTGATTTTCACGGTTCTGGCAGCCCAGGCAACGGGGCTTACAGTTATGGTTATGTAGAGGATAAATCCGCAGCTTATTACGCGGAGTTTGAAACAGAGATGAAGGCTCTGGACGGTGCTAATTTTGCCTTCGTAGATACAGGACTGATAACAGAATCATTAACTCGCCTTTGTATCGGCACTTACGGAGCAGCATTAGCTATGTCGTTAGAGGGGGCAAGCAGTTTAGTTTCCAATCCTACAACATGGAAATCATTTGGGGCACATGGTGCAGAAACTTTGTATTCAATGTTACTGGATGGATTTTTTACCAACCATCCTGCATAAAATAGTCATTTCAACGAGGGAAGATTGAACGAAAAGGATAAACTATGACCGCTAGAGCAGGAATGAGTACGTTACTGACAACCTTACGAGGCATGACCAACGCAGGTACTGCTGATTACACGGTTGGCTCCGCTACGTTTTGGAGTGATGACCAACTGCAAGCCGTGATGGACAGGTACGTTACTCCGATACGTGACGAAGTAATAAGCGGTATCCCAATTATGGCAGGCGGGACGGTCAACTATCTGGATTACCAGTCTAATAACCGCTTCTTTGAATCCACAGACGGCGGGACTGCAAGGTTCGTCATTCGTGACATTGGAGGTACTGCACAAGGCACAGCGAATTGGAGCGCGGACTATGAAAAGGGATTGATCAGTTTCACCGCTGATACGAAGGGGACGGCATACTTCCTCACCGGATTCTCGTATGACGTTTACGCCGCCGCCGCTGACGTGTGGTATCAGAAAGCCGCTCACGCCTCAGAGATGATCGACTTCTCAACCGATGGTCACAGCATCAAGCGCGGTCACGTGGCTACCATGTGCATGAAAATGGCGCAAAGATATGAGAGCATGGCGAGCGTGTCAATGAGTACCCCTGTCGAGTTGGTCCGCGGAGATATGGCATGACACAGGGATTATCGGTTGCAGAACTTGCACAGATACGCGCTGATATTGGTCAACTATTTCCCGACACCTGCAGCATACTTGGTATCACGCGAACCAGTGACGGCGCGGGGGGATGGACTGACACAGCGGGGACAATCACAGGCGGCACGGCTGTACCCTGTCGGATGGACTTCCCTAATCCTGGCAAAGAAGCAATGGCAGCCGGCGCGGTGCAATCATTCAAGACGGGCATAGTTTCAATGGCGTGGGACAAGACCATCACCACCGCTAACCAGATACAGATAGGCACAGATGTTTATAACATTGTTGGAGTGAACACTAACCAGTCGTGGATTGGCGTCAAGAGATGCGCTGTGGAGAAAATACCGTGATATTCAACATGAAAATTGACACGAAGCCATTAGCGCAGTATGAGAAATCCGCTGTAGAAAAGGCAAAGAAGGCGGTCAAGAAGAACGCGCTGGCAATCCAGGCGAACGCCGCTCAAGATGCCCCGGTGGATACGGGCGCGCTAAAGAATAGCATATCCGCTTTACCTGAAGGTAGCGGGGAGAATTGGTCAATTCAGGACGGCGTAAATTATGGAATTCATCAGGAATTAGGGACTTCACGCGGTGTACCTGCGATTCATTTTCTCGGCAACGCCTGCGAGAAGCAAGCGGACAAGTTTTTCGATGATGTAAAGGATGCACTCAAATGAGTTTATCAGCATTGAACACCGCAATCTATTCACGACTTGGCGGCACCGCGACATCTGCGGGGACGGCGGTATTCTTCCTGCAAGCGCCGGATAACTTCCCGCTGCCTTACGTTGTGTGGGACTACACAGCCGACAGAGACGAAAACGAGACACCGAATAGAACCAAGAATGACGTGCTGTTCATCCGGGCATACGCTGCCTCACAATCAGCCGCAGGATCCATTGACGCGCAGATTGACACACTTCTACACCACAAGCCGCTGACAGTGAGCGGATATTCTAACTTTTGGCTGGCGCGTGAGGACGGGTATTCACTGCCCGAGGTAGACGCTTCAGGGCGTAAGACATTCATGGTTGGTGCGGAGTACCGCATCCGTCTGGACTCAACATGAGATAAATGACAACTGAATAGCAATCAAGCCCCGCTTTAGTAGCTGCGCCTGTTTTCTCAAATGAGATTACAGGCGTTTTTTATTCAAATCACACAGGAGTATAAGATGGCAGAAATCACAGGTAAGGATTTAGTAATCAACTGGTTCCCCTCATCCGGCGGCACCATCGCGTTAAGCGGTGACTTCCGCACGGTATCCTACACGCCAAGTGGCAAACTGGCGAACGCAACCGCAGGCTCGGATGCGTTTGAAAGTTACATCGGCACCGTGAAAGATACCAAAGTTTCCTACAAGGGCGTTATGCAGTCCGCTGGGACCGCGTTGGAAGATGCGCTCGAGTCTAACACATTCGGTACGTTGATCATCCAGCCGGAAGGCACAGCATCAGGGAAACGTAAGTACACCATCCCCGCGTTTGCTGGCGGCGCAAATATCTCATGGCCGTATGCAGACACCGTTGAGATTTCCTGCGACTTCCAGGGCAGCGGTACACCCACCAAAGCAAGCAATTAAGGGGCGCTGACACATGGGAGAGATAACGCTTAGTAATGGTGTAAGCACGGTCATTGACGTTGGCAAAATTACCTGGGGAGAATGGACAAAATTCTTCTCAGGTAAAGGTACGCACAAAGAGGACAACCTATTTCTCGAAAAGTGTACCGGAATCAAAGCTGACGAATTTGACCAAATGCTGCGGGATGACGTACGTCGGATTATCAAGTCAGTTCTAAAAGTTGGCAGTCAACCTTTATCTGACCCAAACTCTCAAAGCGCGTCTACTTCTCCCGAATAGGGCAAGGTAGCGCGCCGTTTGAGGATATGCGCTGGCAGTTAGCACAGACGTTCGGCTGGACGCTGGAATATGTTGACGCGTTACGAATGAAAGATTTACACGAGTATTTACAGGTCGTGGACGGGCGCAATAAAGCGGCTAGTTCGGCATTCAATAAAAGGTAGGTAAATTTGGCAACCAGAGTTTCAAGTATCTTGGCAGAAATTGGAATAGACAGTTCCAAATTCACTTCCGGCGCTAATTTACTCAATGGCGACATTGGAAAAATAATAGGCAACCTCGGAAAAATAGGGGCTGCCGCCGTTGCGTTTGACCTGGTTGCAAAGGGGCTAAAGTTTGCGGTCGACGAAGCGATTGAAGCAGAAGAGGCAACCACCAGGCTAAAGCAGGTGCTTGAATCCACCAATGGTGTGTCTGGAATGACAATCGACTCGTTAGAGGGAATAGCCTCTGCGTTGGCAAAAGTCACCATATACGACGATGACACCATCAAATCCGCTGAAGCCTTGATGCTCACGTTTACAAAGGTTGGCAGCGAAGTATTCCCGGAAGCAATGGAAGCCGCGCTGAATATGTCTGCCGCGTTTGGGGGAGATCTTCAATCCTCTGTAATCCAGTTAGGTAAAGCGCTGAACGACCCAACGGGCATGGCAGCGATGAAGCGGATTGGTGTTTCATTCTCGGATGCACAGATCCAAATGGCAAAGTCGATGTTTGAAGCCGGCGACATGGCGGGTTACCAGAAGTTAATCATGTCTGAGTTGAACACCGAAGTTGGCGGCATGGCGCAGGCAATGGGGGGGACATACGCCGGGCAAGTTGCCATATTCAAGAATAACCTGGGTGAATTAGGGGAAACAGTTGGCGGCGTTCTAATCCCCTACATGTCAGAAACCGTAAGTGTCATTAATGACCTGTTCAATACGCAATCAAAGCTACTTGATGTTCAGGGTAAGTATGCCGTTCAAATGAGTGCAAGCGGCGCGGGCTATGACGAATACAAGAAAAAGATAATTGACAATGCAAGGGCGCTTGGATTTTTGACGCTAAACAGCTACCAACAAATGCAGTTATGGGGCAAGGGCAATGCGATCACTAACGAAACTGCCGAAAAGATAGGGTTACTGTCAGAGCGCGAATACCGATTATCGCAGTACATGGACTTGTTGAAAGGTTCTATTCCAGAAGTAGCAAAACAAATGGGGCATCTTGGGGTTGAGGGCGAGGACGCCGCCTCAAGCGTTGCAGACCTTGCACAAGCGGCTCTCGATGCTGAAGACGCCATGAAGAAAATGTCAGATGCCAACAGAGAAGCTATCTCAATGGTGGGGTCATTTACAGAAGCAGAAGAAAGTTACCTGGAAGCATCTAAATCTGTTGCAGAAGAACGCAATACTTTACTTGAAGAACGCGCCGCGCTAATTAAAAAAGGTTACAGCGAAACAAGCCAGGCAATTGCAGGGGTAGACGCAAAACTTACAGCGAATGGTCAAAAAGCATCTGATGTTGCCACTGAACATGAACTTGCTACCCGCAGGATTATTCTGGGCTACCTCGAACAAAAAGCAATGGCGGACGGCAATCTAACCGATGATGAAATGACGTGGTTACTCGAAAAAGGCGTTGAGTGGGGTATTTACAGTCAGACCGCCGTTGAAGAGATGGAAAAAGTACAAAAAGAGTGGGAAAACTGGAGTCCTGGAGATAAGAACGCCTCGTTTAATGTAAACATAAACGGCGGCGGACCGGCGGCGGCTGGCAGTACGGATGAAGAGACTAATTACAGTTATGGTGCTAACGGGTTGAACTTCGTAGTCCCCCCTGGATACCCAAATGACAGTTATGGGATAAAGGTTCAATCCGGTGAGCATGTGCAAGTTACCCCCGCTAATCAGGTGCAATCAAGCGGCGATGGTGTGTCAATCGACTATGACCGCCTAGCGCAATCTGTTGCCGACGGACTAATTCGCTCCGGAGCGTTGAGATAATGGCGACCCCTACTATCACATTAAGCTACTACACGGGCGCGGCATGGGTTGACATATCCGCATACAGACTGCACAAGGGCGGCGCTCCGTGTAAATGGGGCATGCCCGGCAATAAGCATAACGACAGGATGGCGCGAACAGGTGAAATGCGGCTGCTGTTGGAGAATGGCAACGGACGCTTTGACCCGGAAGATGCCAACGCACTCGCAGGCTGGGGTGTGAACACAAAAGTAAAACTTGTGATCACGTTTGACAGCATCCCCTATAACCGTTTTTATGGCACCGTGCAGGATATTCAATTTAGCGATGTGAGTTATAGCGATCCCGAAAGGACTGAGCGGTATGCCAGTGTAACCGTTGCAGACTGGATGCACTATGCTTACAAATTCCCACTGCGAAGTTTGGGGATTGAGACACACCAACGCGGCGGGTATGCGATCGATGCAATTGTGGACGCGGTTGGTCAAGTGCCGCTGAATACCAATTACAGCGAGGGTGATTACGTTTATGACGCGCTGTTCGATTCTGTGACCAACAAGACCAAAGCAGCCACAGAGATAAACAAAATTGTAATGAGCGAGTGGGGATACTTCTACAACAAACATGACCGCGCTAATGGTGAGACGCTGGTATTCGAGGCGGCGGGAGATCGACCCGCAACGCGGACAGTATCCAAAATACCCCAGATGATAGCCGACAGCGGGCATATCCTAATAGCAGGATCCGCAACGGATTATGTATTAGATTGCGCTGGTAACCGAATCATCCCGAACATGAACAGAGACGCGGATATGGACGGGGTTTGTAATTCTTATTCGCGCTCGTCTGGAAAGAACATTCTGAATGACATCACCATTACCGCTTACCCAAAACGGGTAGACAGTAGTGAGCAGACATTGTACTCACTTGGCAGTCCGTTACAGTTAGCGGCGGGGGAAACGAAAACATTTACCGCAACCTATCAGAATTTGTCGACAAAGGAAAGTTGCAACGCCATAACCGACCAAATGATACAGCCCGTTGCTACGACTGACTACCTGATGAATAAGTCGAAGTTGGGATCCAGCACCAACCTCACCGCTAACTTAACTGTTGTGGCAGTTTACAGGACGGCAGAGGTTGAATTCACCGTGACCAACGGCAGCGCGTATACCGCATATATTACCATGCTGAAATGCAGGGGGTACGGCGTTTACCAGGATTCCAGTATCAAAGCGGAAGCATCCAGTTCATCATCGAAGGCAGCGTATTCAGATTACCCGATGAACATTGAACAGCAATACCAACGGGATACCGTCAATGGTACTGATGTGGCATGGAGTGTTTTAGGACAAGAATATCTCCCGCGTACAAAGTTGGATAGAGTGTCACTGATTGCGAATAAGTCAGATTTCAATATGTTGGCGTTCCTCAACATCGACATCGGGGATATCGTAACGATTACCGAATCCTCATTGAACATTGACGGCAACTACTACGTGCAGGGGATTGAGTTCAACATCATTGGCAAGGACGTGATTACATTCGACTGGATACTACAAGATATTGTTGATGTTGGCGATCCTTATTCTGAATTGGGAAGTATTGAATTTATAGGATCAGACAGTTGTTACGTATTTTTTAACAGTATATTCGCTATAAATAATATCAATAACATCACGGTCATGTGCAGGATGAATGCAGATGCACTTGACGACAATAGTTTTCTATGGTCGCAAACATATGGCTGGGGGTTACAGGCGTATAACGGCGGGTCAGTAATCAACACAATTGCCGTTGGGTGGGTTACGAGTGGAACGCCGGGATTCTGGAAGGCTCCAGACAGTAGCATATCAACCGGAACCGATTACCACGTGGCATATACGCTTGACAAAACAAGCGTGGCTAATAATCCAATAATCTATATAGACGGCTCCGCAGTTGTGACTACTGAAGTGGTAACACCAACCGGATCACCCGCTGACGAGACAGATTCACCATCCAGGATAGGGTATTCATTTGACGGGAAAATATCTGACATTCGTGTTTTTAACCGCATTCTATCTGCCGCTGAAATAGCGTCTGAATACGCAACCCCCGGCACCGTAACAAGCGGGCTTATATTCAAGGCATTTTCTGTGTGGACATTTGCACTGTCGGAATATGACAACCTTACCATGTCGCCATCAAATAAAGTATTTGATACGGTTGCGGGTCATATCGGCACGCCCGCAGGTTCACCGATTTCACAATTACCATAGGAGTAACAATGACCGATTATCAAGAAAATAACTTAACAGGCTTCCCACTTTTCACACCGATTGACACAGATTACTTTAGGGGCGTTGACGACCCCGGCGGTTCTCCTGCGTCCGGTAACGTGACGGGTACGGCGCTGAAGGCGTACATGAAAGCATATTTTGACACCCTGTATTGGGGTCAATCCACAAATATGAGTATTGCCTATACTACGAGTGACTTTAGCAAAACCAGTGATACTACGTTAGCGGACATTACTGGCTTGACACATACGGTTGTGACTGGCGGGGTGTATAGACTTAGGGCTATATTGTTTGTCATTTCCGGGGCATCTGGAGGCGTTAAGGTTGCTATTTCTGGAAGTGCTACCGCTACAACGATCAATTATAGCTGCATCATAAACTTGGTGCAAATTAGTTCGACATTGACCGCAATTGATGCTTCTTTTGGGGCGACGGCTGTATTCAACAAAGTAACCATTGACGGCTGGATAGATGTAGCAGCGGGCGGAACGCTCACTATCAAGTTTGCGCAAAACGTCAGCAATGGCACCGCGTCAACCGTATATCCCGGGTCATGGTGGGAAGTAACAAAACTAGCATGACCGACAAAGACTTAGCAATGATATTCTGCCGCGCCATGATAATGATGGTCAAGGCGTTAATTAAGAAATATGAGTTGAACATAAAGTTAAATGATTAAACTTTTATTATACAGGTGTGAGAAGTGATTATACACAACGTTAACACAATTCTAATAATCCGGATATACTCTGTAAATAGGCAATTCTGCCTATTCGAGGAGAGAACAAAATGAAACGGGAATTTGTAATGTGGCTAATCATCGCGGTGCTGGTAGTGGGCGCGTTGCTTCTCGGCACACAGAAGTCTGAAGTAGTTGCTATTGATTTTACAAATACGACTAATCAGGCAGTAGACTATGGGAGCGTCCCTGAAATTCGCGGACTAATCCAAAAGTCAATATCATTTTCTGTCAACCAGGATACACTTTCGGGCGGACGCGTTTTACAATTATCGCCGGACAATGCGCTGGCAGATGAATACTTCATTGTTGATCTGAATTATTTTGACGCTGGCGACCTGGTGTTTGTTGCCGGGTTTTCAGACGTTCCCGGTGTATGGAAAGTTGATGGACTAACGGCTGGCGGTTGGCATAAAATAAAGATTACTTATGACGGCGCATTAACTACCAACAAGCCTGTTATTTACATTGATGGAATTTCAATGCCCGTTACCGAAGTAACCGCGCCAGTTGGAACATACAACACTGGAACCAATAATACGTTCTATTTGGGATATTCAGGATTGTTGGTAAAAACTATTGACGGAAAGATTTCTGACGTGCAAATATACAATGCCGATAATGATTTAGTGTGGAGTAACGAAACGTAGTTGAGATAACATAAGACACAGTCCGCCGCGAAAGCGCCCGACAACCTACAACGAACTGCCGTATACACGCCCGTTCTCAATCTGAGGACGGGCTTTATTTTATGGAGTAACGAATGACATGCTCAGGCGCTTATGGTGGATTTGCTTGTTGGTGGAGGTTGGGATGATGAATTTAGATCCAATATTAAACGTAAACCGAACAGAACCATTTGGGATTGACGTTAGTTCCAATAACGACTTTATGGATATTGATAAACTAAAAAACTATATTCCAAAGGTAAGTTTTGCATGGGCGCGTTCTGGTATGAGCTGGGGATGGAAAGACCCGAAGTTTGATTACTTTAGAGATCTGTATGAGAATCAACTTGGCGTTTGGTTCGGGGCGTACCACGTGATGTACCCTGGTGAAAGTCCCGTCAATCAAGCTAAAAAATTTGTGTCTATTGTTGGGAAAGATTGTCGCGGGTACGCATGGGATGTTGAGTTAACTCATGGGAAAACGCCTGCACAAATACGCGAATGTATGAGGGTGTGTTCTCTTGAATTACTAAACATGGGGCTGCCTGTATGGGGCTACACATCCCCCGGTTGGGCTAATGGATGGATTATGCCAAAACAGTTAGTTTATCCCGCATGGATCAATCAAATCAAGTGGTGGTTCGCACAATATACCTTAAGTGGCGTTGAGTACGCTGGTGTTTGCGACATTATGAACGGGGTAAAGCGAGAGAATGTTTATATTCACCAGACCACAAGCTCATTGAATGGCAGGTTATTTGGTCAACCCGTAGGCAGTCCTAAAACAGACGGCAATAGATGGTTGATCGGCAAACCGCCCATGCCCCCTACAAGCGAAGATGAAATTATCGACATGACCAACGTAATGAACATCGACCCGTTGTCACAGGTTGACCCGCGATGGAAAGATATTCGACTTGGCAACAGCGCAGCTACTATCGGCTCGGATGGATGCCTTATGACAGGCGTTACCATGTTCGCGCGGTATCTTGGCGTTGACACAGACCCCGCGAAAATGAACGCATGGCTCACTGCTAATGGGGGATACTATGACAAGTTATTC